TAGTAGCTTAAAGCATCGGTATCTAGTATACCTTGTGATGCGCTGTCGAGTATGAATCCGTCAATCAAAGACTCACCTGTGTATACGGTGGTGGTAAACTTGCGGTGAGTAATATCATGATGAAGCCCCTGCACCAGCAGGGTTTGACTTATTGTGGTAGATCCCGGCATGACCTTAGTAATGTCCACACAGTCCATTAATTCTATGGCTAATCCTGCTGTGACACGGCTCACATCATCGCCATCTTCTAGGTTTAGCACAATGGAATCAATGCGGGTTTCGGTTTCTTTGCGTGTGCTTAAAAGCATGTTTGCCATGTCTAGGGCTTCTTGGTTAGTCTGCACTAGCACGCCGTCACGATTGCCTGAGTGAATGAAATACTTGTCTATGCTGTCTTGGTCGAACACATTTTGAGCTGTGCCACCAGCGCGGGTAACGGTCACGTCATTGACCACAAGGCTGTCATCAAGGGCTACAACGGCGTTTTGAAAGGCTATCCCTGAGCCATCATCTGCAAATGTGTAGACGGGGCTGGCAAGGCTTGTGGTGACCGCTGAACGGCTTAAAAAGGTAACCCTGCCTTCGGCATCAAGAAACAATTCACCGAATTCAGACTTCTTGACCAATTCGAGGGCATCTAGGGCTTTACGAACTGTGCCGGGATCCGCTTGCAATGTCGAATCCCCGGTATTTATATCTCGCAAGGTAGATGGATAATCCAGTTCATCAAGTATTGCATTAACCCGAGCGCCTGATAATTGAACGCCTGAACTAGGGACTGTGCTTATTAAAGCGGTACTGAATAGACGTAAAGCATCCACACATCTAAAAGTTACGCGGCTAAATTCGTCTGAGCCGATACTGAAGCCGGTATCATATTTAATAATGAAGCCGGTGAAGAGAACATAATAGTTGCCATCATATTCAGCCTCTATTTGTATTTTACGCAAAGGAACTAGATCGCCGAAATAAGGGCTAGCAGGGTTGGCAGGATTGAAATCACCGTTTTGGTCAATGATGGTTACGTTCGCGGTGCCCGCTTCAAATTCATTTAACAACCGCTGTCTGCCGCGCCGAATTGATACAGCCAAAATTAGGCTCGTAATGTCCACATTTGCATTTGCGCTGACTCCAAGCTGATTGGTATCTAAAATGCCGTTAGTCACGGAATCCAGAATAAATGGCTCGCCGACAAATGCCACACCGTTGGAAAAATCGATGCTTGCTCTAATTGTTGGCGATGCCGGCATTACAAGGCCACCGTGTTATAGGTTAATTTGCCACCTGAACGTTGGTATTCGTATTGCTGTTCAATAATGGTTTGAGCCAAATCTTGTTCTGTGGTTACATTTCCTTGAACAACAACATTTACCACACTTCCGGTATTCATAGCCTCTGTGGTTGTCGTGCCAAGCATCTTGAATAAATCTTCCGTAGCTGCGCCCAATTCGGGTGTCGGAATAATATTTCTATACTGTTGTTGCGCTCTCTCATAAATCCTGTCGCGTTCACGAATTGATTCGATAACCGCATTCAAATCAACACCCGGTCTGATTGGATTTTTTAATTTATCTGTGCGACCTTCGGCGAAATATTTATCAATTAGTTGTTTTTCCGTGATGTTTAATCCTTCAACCACATTCGTTTTAAATAATGGATCGGTGTAGATTGGAGAAAGCGCATTAACCACCTGTGCTTGATACATTTGCAAAGCCGCATTAACCCGATTTACCCCACTCATGAGTTCATCGGTATTTAATTTAATAGTTACTTTTGCTTCATCTTTTGTCAATGTTTCGATTGACTTTTGTAATTCCTTTACCTTATTTACACCTGTTTCAGCATCAGTATTGAGTTTCGCAAAAGGATTGCTTGCCGATAATGTCAATTGTGTATCGGCTAAAAGTTTCTGATTTTCTTGAATTTCTTTTAATTGTTTTGCATATTTTTCAGCTAATGTAACGTTTTCATTTTCTAGGGCTTGCATCAATTTAAGGCGGACTACTTCTTCTTGACTAATGCGGCCTTGTAAAGCAGCAGCTATCTGGATTTTTTCTAAGTTAAATTTACTACGCAATTTATTAAGCTTGTCTTGCTCTTTGCGTTCCTTCTCAACTGCCTTGGCAGCCTTCTCACGCGCTACGCGTAATTTGTTGGTCTCAGCTTGTTCCTTGGCTAGATTCTTAGCCCGATCACGCATATAGGTACGCTGTCTAGCAGGATCTTCGCCCGCAAAAGCTGAGTTCAAAGCCAAAGCAGCAGCTTCGAATTCTTTGCTTGACATACTAAAACTGCCCAATATCAATCTTGTGATAGAAGCAAACCTAGCCGCACCACGGAAAGCATCGCCGATTTTCTCGCCTATTGTGACGATATTTTCTAGACCTTTATCATAATTGCCGGAACCCAAAGCTTCTAAAGCATCTATAACGCCTTCACCTATTGCCTCGCTAGCATCCTCAAAAGCAATATTAAGTTTCTTTATTTTGCCTTCATAAGTATCAGCAGAAGCAGCCGCCGAACCAGTAAATTGCATTGCCAAAGCTTGTAGGCTCTTTTCAAAACCCATCGCCTCTAATTCTGCTGTCGTGTAACTTGTCTGCAATTTACCTAAAGATGCAAAGTTGCCATTGAAAGCGCGACTTAATGCTGTCACTACAGAACTTAAATCTTTACCTGTACCAGCCGATATGTCGAGAGCCGCATTTAAAAGGTTTTGAGACTTACCAACATCCAACGTGGTGTTGGCCAATTGTTGAAACGCGGGATATAACTGATCCTTGGTTACTGTTGTAACCTTCTCTAAATTATCTAAATATTCGTCTATTCCACCCGATTGGAATCTCAAACCAAGATTGTCTAGGGATTTAGTTAATCTCTTGACTGCAGCATCTTCTTCGGCAAATGCTTTTACAGATGCTTTTAATGCTTTAAGTCCTGCAACCGCCACAAACGCTTTAGCGGCTGTCTTTGCCAGTTTCTTAAAATTGGCATCTAATTTGCCAGTAGCCTTGTTGGCATCATCGAACCCTTTTTTCTGGAATTCGCCTATTATGTTTACAAGAATATTGGATGAACTCATGCGGCCTTCCCACCGTGGCGAGCAATTTCGCGCGCAAACGCTTCATCGGCATTTTGTAAAGCTTTCATTATTGCATCGAGAGCCTTGCCTTGATTACGATCATAAGCGGCATAAAGTAAACGCCCTGTTGTCATTTTGCCCTTACCAGCAAAATCTTTCAAAGCTCCCACTTGATTCATAGAACCAATAAATCTTGCTCCAGCACCCGGATTGTTGCTTTGGGAACGTGAAGATCCTGCTGCACCGGAAGCCCTTCCAGCAGTTTCAATTATTGCTCCGACCGCTGATTTATTTAAAAGAGTAAACATTGACACGAAACCGCTTCGTTTATTGCGCTGTTTAGCTAGAGAATAAGTTAATCCACTTCTCACTATTCTGGGATCATAAGAAGGAAAGCCGCGACCTCGAGATGTCCTAGACTTTCGCTCGTAACCCGGATTATTCCAATTTCGCAATGGCCATGTTTCTGGCACTTGTGATTTAGCATCTGCAATGATTGGCTTTAAAGCTGCGCGAACTTCCGTATCTAATTGCTTGCGTAGCTCTGGCGCATATTTGTTTAAAGCTTTTCTAAGCCCTACTATGCCTTCGACTACGATTGGCATTCTGCGCCTGTCTCTCTCTCGCTTGTTGTTTAAATACCTGCAGAATGGCTGTCAGCATAGAGTTATCCATGCTTATCCACTCTTTAGGTGGGATGCCGGTATGAACGACTAACTGCGCGATACGATAGGTTAATGTATCGCGCGTTAGCCATTTGGGGAATCGTCAGCTACCACCTCTACCTCTTTTAAGGTTTCGATGAATGGTAAACCAAAAGGCTTGACATCCGGCGCATCTGCCCGGCGCAAACATTCCCATGCAAGCCAGTAAATGTGTTCTTGCTTTTCATCCTCGCGAAAGGCTTTGTGAAAGCCCTTACGGAATTGCTGCTCAAACGCATATTCCACGGCGGGAGTTACTTCGTGAGTTGTAACTGTTCCGTCTGCCCTTGTGATTTTTAGACTTGCCATGATGCCCTTTCTTAAGTTTTAGAACGTGCCGCTGTCGGCGATTGTAACAACAGAGTTTAGCGTAAAGGTAATGTCCTGTGTTCCAATGTCGCCAACTCCACCGTTGATTGGGGTCAAGTTATTGACCAAAATATCAAAGGTGTAAAGCGGATTGGTTGCACCGACAGCAGTCGCTTTTTCCTGCAACATCTTGCAAGCTACGGTTGTACCGAAAGCTGCGCGGAGTGTTGCCATGACATTTGCCGAGGCTGTATCGTTCAAGAATGAAACGGTGAGCGAGCCAGACTCCAAGCCCTTAACAAACTTATGAGCGGTATCGCCCATAGCGGTTACTTCTAGCTCGTCCGCGGTTTGATTTAATGTAACGCTGGTTACATGGTCGCTAAGATCAACGTTGTTAATCTTAAGACCAACTTTGTTATTTAAGAAAACAGCCATTGACTATTCCTCGTCTTTCTTAGCGGTTGGTTTTGGTTGTAAATCC